CGCCAGTTCAAGTTGCGCCTTCTGCAGTTCCAGTTGCCGCATTGGGTCACCAGCCTGGACTTGTTGCTCATAGATCGACTGCAGCACGGCCTTCTGTTCCGGGGCCAGCCACGGGTTCGACAGTGCGGCGAGAAGATCAGGTGTCGGAATGGAAGGCGTTGCTGCGTTATACCCTGCGGGGGCCGGTGCGCCCTGCGGTGCGCCGCCCAAGTATTCAGCAGATCGCGAAGCGCGATGTTCTTCGGCCGGGCGCAAGAATTCGTTGACAATCGCTGCGCCCGCCTCTCCGGGGGTTTTGGTGGACATGATTGCGCTTGCCGCAGAAGCCTCTGGCCCCTGCATTTCCATCATCAGGAAATCAAGCTGCGCGTCCACGTTGTCCAGCGGAACGCCCTTTTCGGCGGCATATGCCTCATATGCTCTGCGACGCGGGCCGGTCAGCTGGTAAAGACCAAACCCGCCGCGCGAACCTGGGACTGTGGGATTGGTTTCATTGATGCCGGGGTTCAGCCCGCTTTCATCCATCATGTTCATGACGAAGCCGTCAGCGACATGATCCGGCAGACCACGGGCAACCAGCCCTGCCTTGATCGAGGCCGCATCATTCCCCGTTGGTATCGGGGGCTTGCCCAAGGCAGCCATAGTGTCTGCGCCAAGCGCATGGGGGCTGTTCGGATCGGGCGGAACCATCGGCATTCCACCGTCACCCACCCCCGGCTGCCCCATCACGGTAAAGCCGCCCGGTTCCGCGCTGCCACCAGAGCCAAGCAGGCTGCCGAACAACTCATCCGCAGACTGACGGCCCGCAGCCTCCGCGCCGTCCAGCTTCTTGTTCTGCCGCCCGATCATCACGCCGGTGGCAAGCTGCCCGAGGCCCTCGCCAACATACTTGGCCGAACCGAAACGCGGCATCAGCGCGGCAATCAAAGCCCGCTTGCGGGCGATGGATTCCGGCGTCGCGTTGGCGTCGTTTGTGAATTGTCCCTGAGCGAACATCAGTGAAGCGCCTTCTCATAGTTGACGCGGAGAAGCCCATCGACGCCCTTGCGGACTGCCTGCGGTTTCTTCTTCTGCACTTCCTGGGCCATAAGCCCGATCTGCTTTTGCGGCTGGCCTTTGTAGCGGTATGAGTAGATGCCCATGCCGTCGTCCGTTTCGCCGATCTTGTCCGTGTCTGTCTTGGCGCGCTCATCCGACAGGGTGAAAAGCCCCCCCAAGCCGCCCAGCATCGACCCCATGGCTGCCTGATTTGCCTGCCAGGCCGCCATCTTGGCGTTGTCGGAGTTCCCGATAATGGAAGCGTTGTCCGTGGTCGGGATTGCCCCGACATTGGCCCCGGTCATGAAGTTCGGCATTGACACCTGACCGCCGCCCAGAAGCGCCGAAATCTGGTTGATCCGCTGGTTGTCTTCGGTCAGAAGTTCCTGCGACGCCTGCCCGCGCCCCTGCAGAAGAAGGCTGTTATAGGCATCGTTTTCCTGCTGCCCCAGAAGACCCATTTCCCTGTCATACGCGGCGGTTCCGGCCTTGATGCCCTGATTGGCAAGCCGGGTGCGCAAATCCTCGTCCCGGTTGGCAAACATCGGGTCCAGCCGCTTCCGGCCAAGGTCAAACAGGCGGCCTTCCGTCTCTTCATTGCCGAGCGAAAAGTTCCCGGTCAGTTGCTGTCCCAGCGTGCCCGACAGGTCTTTCCCGAGGGTCGCAAGGTTGAGGCTGGCCGCGTCTTGCTGCCCCTTGATCGCCTTCTGTTGATCCGAGAGGGTTGTCGTCACCGAGAACTTGGGGATCTGATAGGTTTTCCCGGTGTAGGGGTCCGTGACAGTCGTCATCCCGGTCTGGTCGAACGTCTTGGTCCCATCGGGGCCATACTCGTTCATGTTCTGCAGATAAGCGTTGGCGATGGACGTGGAGATGTTTGTCCCTGTGGTCGCCGCGCTTGTCAGCTTGGGATCGGTCGGCTGGGGGGCTTTTTGCTTACCCATAGTTCACCTCACATTGAAGCGCGACCGCTTCCAGGCTTCTTCTGTCAGAACGTAGATGCACCCAGCCAAGCAGCGGCCATACAGGCGGGGGATGATGTGTTCTTCAGCCCCAAGGGCCTGCCAGATGCGCCTTGCTGGAGCATTTGCGGCGGCAATCCTCGCGACAGCCGCCTGACACTTTAGCCCGTCGTAAACGTAGGCCAGCGCCACCCGGACAACCTCTCGGGTCATCCACCCGCGATGTTCCGCCGCTGCTGATATTTCGATCAGGCCGTGATCAGGTTCCCAATTGTGGAAGACGAGGCCCGCGACAATCGCGCCGCGATGCTCAACCCCCAGAGCGCGGCAGTTTCCAAACCCATCGCCCGAAACCTTGATGCGATCCGCTACCCATGGGGCCATGCGGTCATCAAAGAATGGCGTCACGCCACCATCGCCCCCGACCGAAACTCCACGTCGATGGCTACCAGCTCCACCTGCGGCGTCGGCGTGACCCCGAATGTCAGCTGCAGCTCCGGGGCGATTACCGACCCCGTGACCCCGACCCCGACCCAGTTTGCCGAACTCTCTAGAACGGCGTCCGCGTCCCAGGTCGCCGAATCCCACAGCCCGCTGTCCCATTCGTCTGTCGTGTATTCTGCGGCGGATGACGGCGGCGAAGATGTGGCTTCCGAAAAGTTCGGCAGGGCCGAAAGCTGCGGATTGATCGGGCTGCCAACCTGGAACATCGCGCGCATCTGCAGCACGGTCTTTTGAAGGCCGTAAACCCCGAGATGCTCATGCTGTCCAAGAAACAGCGCGGTGTAGATCGCGCCCGCATCCGATCCGCTGGTGTCCATCAGGTAGACGCAATCATCCCCAGCGCCGAAATAGGCGTTGTCGGCGTAATACCCCATGCAGCGGGTATCCCATCCGGTGCAACGCGACCACGCTCCGGTCAGAAGGTTCACAGCGAGGGCCGTGGATGACACACCTGACGTGTCGGGCTGCGAAATATACATGATGCCCCGGCGCTGCGCCTTGACCAACTGCCAGCCGCTGGCGATGGTTCGCGCCTGAAACTGCCAGTAGGGGGTGATCGGGCGCGAAACCGCCTTGCTTTCGAGCGCAGCCAGGTCGTTCTGGATAGCCGCCGAAACCGGGATCAGGCCAACTTCCGTGGCAATCAGCACATCCCCCCCGGCTTGGGTGTAGGCGTTCTTTCCAAGCGGCTTTGGCATCGCGTAGATGCCCTGCAGCGCCCAATCTGCCGCCGATCCGGGGTTGGTTCCGGCGTAAACCGCGACCTCACCTTCGGTCGAGACGAAGATGCATTTGTCGTCCAGACCAGCGCCGCTGTCCTGTGACCAGGCCGTGCCAAACAGCAGCGACCCGCCCTTTCGGAAAACCCCGGCAAGGGAAAACGAGTTGGCCGCGCCGCCGATGCTGTCCACAGGCAGATACCACGCGACCATTGTTCCGCCCTGGACGAAAAACAACCGATTGGCGAAGGACCAGACCTGCGACAGGCCCGAAGTCGTCACTCCGGTGATTGCGGGGGTGGAAGCCCCATCAATGGCCGTCCATGTCGCGCCATTGAACAGCTGGGGATCGTCGGTGCCGTTCACCGCGTAAAGGAAGTCCCCGCCTGCCGTGCCGAATTGAGCAGTGGAGTAGTCCCCAGAGGTTTGCCCGGAAATCGTCGCCGTCAGGGCCACTTCGGGGTCGGCTGGGGATGTGATGGTAAAGATTGCATCCGCCGTCGCCCCGAAGAACGCGTCGGTCGTGCTGTTGTAGGCGAACAACGCCGTCACCGGCCCGGTCAAGGTGGCATGCTTGACGCTGCCGCCACGAGGGCGAACGCCGGTCGGGGTGCAAAGCCAGTTGTCAAGAATGCGCGCGCCCGCCGGTTGGACGGTGGCGAGGTTTTCGTTCAGGATCCACCCCCGAACAGGGGCGGGGAAGGTGAACGACTGCGACGGCGCGGGCTGCGGCGGCTGGCCGTTGACCAGCTTGCGAACCGCCATCACCTTCTTTTCGCGAACCATCATCAGAAGCGGCCCCGATCATTAAAGCCCGCGAAGTCCTTCAGCGCGGCTTCGTATTCGGCTTCCTCGTCCTGGTAGGGCATGCCCTTCTGCCGACGCCACCGGACGACAAGCCCTTTCAAGAGCAAATCCTCGTCAATCAGCGACGTCTGATCGTCTGCCGTGAAAGCTTCGGCCCCGGCAGACGTCCAAAGTTTGCTCTGATAGGACGCGGAAGCGGTCGCAGCGTTCGCCAGGAAGGGCCACAGGGTTACTTCCGTGCCTTCCAGCAGGAAATACCGGGGCGTGCCCTCAACGGCTGTCAGCGCGTTCCATTCGGCCCGCGAGAGGGGGCGAACAATCGCAGTTCCGGCCTTGATCGTGATACCAGGGGAAAGGCGGGCAAATCCCGCAGGCAAAGCGTGCACTTTGTTGGTGCCGTCGCCGGTCAGGGTACTTGTTCCCTGCAGCGCGCCCCAATCGACGCGGCGGGCCAGTTCTTCGCCCGTCTCGTTGGCGAATTGCAGTGCCTCGATCCATTCGCGGGCGGAGTTTCCGACCACAGAGGTTGGGGATTGCATGCCAACGTTCTTTGCCAGCCCTTGAGCGATGGTGATCAGGGTCATGGCGTCACTCCCGCAACCCGCACCCGTGCGCGGGCATAGCGGAAACTCATGTCAGCCCCGGAAACGGCGTCGTATTCCATCGCCAGAGGTGCGGTCAGGCCGGAAATCAACTCACCATCCCGCAGGTATTTTGCGGCTTCCATCGACACGGCGTAGAGGTAGAGGTTCGGGTGACGCGCAAGCAGCCAGTTGCTGTCGGTCATGCTGTCCGTGATGGTCGGCACGCTGGCGTAATATTCGATGGTCAGGCCTTCATCGTTCCGGGCGATGATGTTGGTGCCGGAAATCGCGTAATATCCGCGCGTCTGGACCTGCTTCAGCGCCTGCAGGGGTTGGCCGATGTATTCCAAGCCTGACGTGTCGTAAACGCCGATGATTTCCTGCAGATCGGTCGGCAAGGCAGCGGTTCCGCTGGTGATCGTCACGGTGTCCGTGGTCACCTGCTCCGCACAGCGTAGACGCCGGTTGAAATCCGATTCCGCCAAGCGTACCAGCTGGGGGAAAACGTCGGTAATCCCGACAGTCTTCACCCGCTCGATCACGGCGGTTTGCAGGTCCAGAAGGTCGGCGAAAGCTACCATCAGACACGCCCCAGTTTGGACCGAAAGGCCCGGTTATCCACGTCATTGAGGAACTTGCTGACGTGCTTCATGTCGTCCTGGCGGAAGGCCTCGGCCAGCTTGTCGTGGTAGATGCCGAGAGGGATGGAGGCGATCTTGTGCCAGTCGCCCTTCCAGCCCGAAGACGCAGCGTTCTGCATCTCCTTGTTGGCATCAATCGTGTCGTCCACCGCGTAGTCGGTGCGGTAGGTGGTCGTGCCGTCGGCGTTTTGCCGCGCCCAAACCGTGCGTTTCATCTGGAAATCGTGGTCAACCAGCGTCCAGTCGCCATCGGTAATGCGCATTATTCGGCCCGGCGCAGCAGGCCCTTTTCCAAGCCCGCAATCAGGTCATCCTTGGACACTTCCACGATGGACCCGGCGCGGATGCGACCGGCCTCATCGGCGGCAATCCAGTAGTCCCGCAGCACTTCGGCTTTGACGGTTTCGGCTTCTGCAGCCTTCGGCGGACGGCCAGGGCCGCGTTTTTCTTTGGTCATTTTGCTTCCTTTCGCGGCCAGTGCTTCCGGCCTTTGGCTAGGTTTACCTTCCGCATGGCCGCCGCTTCCGGCGTGTTGCGGCGATTGTTTGACTGCGCCTTAGCGTCAGCCCACCGGCAATTTCCCGGCTCGTAGTTTCCATCCTTGTCCGGGAACCGATCTAGCGTTGTTCCTTCGGGCCGTTCGCCCATGTCGGCCAAGAAATTCACGAATTCTGCCCAGCGTTCGCAGAAGGTGATCCCCCGCCCGCCGTATAGATGAAAGTTCGGCGCGTTCGCGTTGCGGCACCGTTCCTTCATGGCCTTCCAAGATCGATACTCTGGGGTGGTCAGGCGCTTGTTGCCTTCGGCCTTGCGCGAGTGCCCGTGCTTGATCCTTGCAGCCCCAGATTCCGCCGTTCTTTCGCGGTGCAGGCATCCACAAGATTGCGTCCTGTTGATCGCAAGATCAGAGGCGTTTGCCTCTACCTCGTTTCCGCAGTCGCACCGGCAGAGCCATCTGACCCTGCCGGGCGTTGTTTTAGGCACTTCGAAAAGTGCAACCAGTCTCCCGTAACGCTGGCCCGATCTGTCCACAAAATTTGGCATCGCTTCCTCCGTTGATACGGAGAAAAGATAGCATTTTCTGCAGCAAAATCAAGCCAGCGTAGCGCGTTAAACTGTTGCCGAGAACGGGCTGGCCTCGGCCCCGGTCGCTGCGGCGATGATGTTCACCGACCACAGGTTGGTTGCCACGTCGGTCAGGATGATGCGGTCACCCAGCAGGCCACCAAGCGTGGAGCCGTTCATGGTGATCGTGTCAGCGGTCGCCCCAGCCTCGAAGGCCACGGCGGTATCGCCAGCATCCTGCGCCACAACCGCGACCCCGCGCATGGTGTCGGAGGCGTTCGCCACCTTCACCAGAACGCTGTTGGAGGTCACGGTCGTGCCGATGACGATGGTGTAGGTGTCGCCCGTCCCCGCCGCAGCGGGAAGGGTCAGGGTCAAACCGGCGGCCGCGTTGACGGTCAGCACGGTACCCGCGTCGGAACGCCTGAGCGTGGCGGAGGCGGTGAAGTTCTTCGGTGCGTACATGGTCAGACCTCCTTACGATGCAGCGGTCAGGCCGAAGAGGTCAGCAGCGACCCCAAGACCCTTCTGGTTGGAGACCTTCAGCGCGCCTTCGCCGATCAGCACGAATTTCTTCGCGTCGCCGGTCTTGGCCACTTCCTTGTCTTCCTTGATCTTCCGCAGCCAGCCGAACGAGAGATATTCGCTGTCCACGAAGAAGGCGTTTCTCGCCACACCAGCCGAAGTCGCCATGACGCGGTTCGGGTGGATCATGATCTTGCCGAACGGACCTTCGTAGACGTCCGCGTTGGCGATGATCGAGTTCTCCTTGCCGGACGAGGTGTTGTAGCGGAAGGCTGCAACGTTCGTGTCCGACATGAAGGTGACGAAAACCGACTTCACATAGGGCGACGTGAACAGGTGGCGGTAGTTTGCCCCCGAGTTGTAGCCCTGCTGCATCACCGAATCCATGATGACCTTGGTGAAGGCCCGCTGGGTTCCGTTGGTGGCAGCGACGGTCAGTCCGGTGCCCGAGTTGAAACCACCGTTCGAGCCGCCCGCGTCGCGCGAGACGTTCGTGGTGATCCAGGACGGCAGGCCGCCGAAG